CCGGCTGCAACGGTTGAGCTTCGTCTCTGACTCTAATGCCTCGCATTTTGAATCCGGCTGGTAAGTTTGACAAGGTGCCGGCATCAAGAAGCTGTCTCAACGCAACGGTGGCAGTCCTTGATAGACCGCCGATCATGTGTATTAAGCCGAACCCATAAAAACCGAGTCCTGGTAGAAATTTGAAATGCACAAAATAATCTTTTCTTCTTTTCATTGGATCATTTGGTGCAAAATTACGTCTGATTGATAATACAGTGCTAGTGTCTTCTTCAACAGTTACAATATAAGGTAGTTTTAATCCTGTTGGTTCTCCTGTTTCTAGGTTCATGTCTTCAAACCCTTCAATGTCTAAATCAACATGACACTCTAGTAGTGTATGTATTTCGTCAGAATTACTTTTAGAAGTTCCTTGGATACTATCTTTTTTTTCTTTAATAACGTTACTGTCGTCAGTAGAACCTTCGCCTACTTCAACGTCAGAATAAAAACCTGTTAGTTGTTGTCTTCTTAACTCATTAGCAGACATTTTAATTACGTGTACAATTGTATCTGCATCATCTAATGAAGTTGCATTGTAAGGAACAACTAAATCTTCTGCTGGTACAAATTTAGAAACACAACGACCCATTGCTGCATCGTAATAAACTTTTTTAAATGTAGAACCTGATAGAGGTAGATTAAATAACATTTGATCAAACTCTGGCTCGTACTCTTTCATCTCGCACATAATTTGATAGTTCATGAAATCTCTAACACGCTCTGCTTGTTTTTCTCTTTGGTCATCTACCATGCCAACAATCTTTGCTCTTACAGGACCATCAGCAGGTAACAGTTCTTTGTATGCAAGAGATTGGAATTGTGTAACAGCTTCTGCAAGCACAGGATGTGTCGCGCCGCTCGCACCTTGGAACGGGTCTGACCTAGACTCTTCATATTTAAAACCTAAAAGATCTAAACCTTTTTTGTAAGTGTCTTCCCACTCAGATCTAGAGCTTACATACTCATCATAACTATTTTCTAAGTCAGATGAAATTTCACTTAACACACCTTCTTCTAAAAACTCTGCTAGGTTAGCATCATGTTGTTGCCCACCAGCCATAGCTTCTGCTGCTGGATCAAAGTTTATTTCTGCTCCACCATCATCAGTCATTTCAACATCAACATCACCACCTTCTTGAAACTCTGGTGGTTGTTCTGCCATCAATTCTACTTCTTCATCGTATACTGTCTTTGGTACTTTTAGTTGGTCTTCTAGTGCTTTGTCTATCGCCATTATTTTCTCCTAAATAAACTTCCCATACCATCAGATGCTGGGCCTTTTAATGGCGGTACTGTACCACCGTTTGCTTTTTTTGTCTTTGGTTTAAATGGTATTATTTTTGCTGATTTTGGTTTTACTACAGTTTCTTTAAAAGCAGTTTCGTTTGGAAATTTATATTCATCAAATAAATATGATCTAAAGTTTTGATAATCTGCACCATCAACATCCATAGCTTTTAGAGATTCATCTATTTGACTTAACATCTTACTTCTTGTTGCTTCAGGTAACATGCTATAGCGTTCTTTGGAAGCTATCTCTTCATACAAGTCAAATAACTCTGCTTCAGGATTACCTTTCGGTCCTTGAACTTTATTTATTTTATATAATTCTACATCAAAATTTTTTTTCATTGCTGTTTGAAATTCATCCATACCAACTTTTTTTACATTTTGTTTGTAAGTTTGTTTTTGACCAAAAGGTTTTATTCCTTTGTTTACAAGTTTCGCAACACTTTTAAATGCAGCAGGTATACCACCCATAAACATTCCTACACGGCCGCCTTGATTAAAATCGCCTGCACCTTCTCTATATAACATTTCAAGCACGTGGTCAGGCAGTTCTTGGCCTGTGTTATATAAATGCTCTGCTCTTATTTTTTCTATGTCAATTAATTTAAAAAATACAGCTTTTTGTTCTGGGCTATAGCGTGGTGAGTCTTGTACCAGTGACTCTAACTCACGTACTGTTTTTGCATCTAGTGGTGTTGCTTTTGTGCCATCAGCTCTGTCTTTTAATATTCTTTCAAGATCTGTGTTTGGGTCTCTCATAACATTTTTAAATTGTTGTGCGTCAGCAGTTTTAGATGGGTCCATACCCATGGTTGCTTTTGGTCTCATTAACATCATTTCGTCTACGTCTTTAGCTACATCATCAGGTGCTCCTGCTAAACCTCTTTTAAATAGTTTCTTTAAAAGTCCTCCAGATAATAATCCTACACGTCCACCATCTGCTTGTTTGGTTCTTGCCATTTTAAGTTTTCTTATCATTCTCTGTAATGCTTCAGAAGGCTCAAAGCCATCATCAATTTCACGCATAAACATATCAAGTGCTTCAGTTTTTAATTTTACTTCATCCATTAAGAACGTTGATTCATTCATCATAGTCCCTGCTTTTGTTTCCATGTCTTGCATAGATTTTAAAATCCTATCTGCTTCATCATCTACGCTTGTTGCTCCTGTAATACCTTTGCGTTCTGTAAAAGGTAATTCTCTTAATCTTTTTGCTCCACGTGCCGTGTTTAGATTAATAGTGTCGTCGCCTGACATTCTAATTAAGTCTTCTAAAACTTTGTCTTGACGACTTTCACCTAAACGTGATTTTGCAAAATCAGTATATTTTGGATCTTTCATCATTGATTGCATAACTTTAGCCTCAAACATTTGTTCGTCTGACACAAGTTTATTTTTAGGAGAACCTTTTAGTAATGTCGATACTTCACCAAACTCTTGGCTTGTTGGATTAAAATATTTTCCTCTATCTTTAAATAAAGATGCAATTCCTTCTATTGCTTTTTTAACTAACTTGCCTTTTGCATAACCTGCACGTCCACCGTTTGCATATAGCTGTGTTGGTAGTGCTTGGTTTTGATTTGACGATTGAAAATTTTGTAGTTGTGTTTGTAGTGCTCCTGTAGCATTACCTGTTTGAGCATTTTGTAATTGACTATCAAAAGCAGAAGCAAAAGGAGTAGAAGCCCCGGGCCCCGATCCTTGTTGAAATGGAGACTGTGGTTGCTGTGGTTGCTGTGCATCAAACTGTGTACCAATATAAGTTACTGGATTTACCACTGGTGGTTGTACTTGTTGCTGTGCATCAAACTGTGTGCCAATATTAGTTACTGGGTTTACTACATTTACTGCAGGCGGAGATTGTTGTTGTACTGGAGCTGGTGTTGGAGCAGGAACTGGTTGAGCGTTTGCTATGTTTTGTTGTATTTGAGATTGCATTTGTTGACCACTCATGCCTGGAGTAAATCCACCTTGTTGCATATTTGCATTAAGAGCATCTTGATCTATTGGTCCAAGATCAGGAAAAGTAAGTTCATTGCCGGCTGAGTTTAAAAAAGAAAAACCAGATGGAAGGTTTTGTAAACCATAGCCAGGTCCACCATTAAGCATATTATTAACATTATTAACTTGGTTTTGTCCTTGTGATGACAAACTAAAATTAGAAAAATTTGGTCTAAAATCTCTTAATAAATCAAATGCTCCACCGCCTGAGTTAATTCCTGAAAAAAATGAACTGTTCATTAATAATACGTCCTTTGTTGTTGTGGTAGTGGCTCATCCTCGTAATCGTCGGGATGGTCTACAAAACCACCTTGTCTAAATCTCATTACCGCTTGAGTCATACTATCCACTAAGTCATCGTGTTCACCTAATGGAAATGCAGCGCATTCCTCAATCACTTCCTCTGCCCACTTCGTCTCCGGTGCCCAAATCATACCAGACTCAAACAAAGGTGCAACAGAGTTTATCCTAGTATGTTTATCATTTCCTTTACTCGGTGTAAAGTTAATAACGGGTATACCCAGCTTACGCAATTCATACGTCAAAGGCAAGCCCGAAGCTTTGGCTTCTACAATTACTGTTTCTGGTTTCCAATAGTCATATTGTTCTTTTGCAATCTTTCTAAGCTCTGGAAACTCGTATCTATCCTTGATCATATCGACCAATATAAGCATTGGTGGGCTGTCATCGTCTTTTTGGAACACGCCCCACGTGGTTATGGCGCTGTAATCGGCAGTTTCTTTTTTCATAAATGCCGTGTCATAAGACTGTATAACATGCATCAGCGGTGGTAAATCGTCCTTTTCCCACACTTGCCACCATTCTCGCTTTATAATACTACCTTCTGCAGCAGTTGGATTTTGCTGGTATTGTGCGTTCCATTTTAATATACTGACTGATGCCTTCACTGCTTCAAGTTCTTCTAACTTCCAGTACCCAGGCCAAACCGGTTTACCACTTGGTAAGATTGCGGGGAACTCTATTACTTCCCATTGGTCTGCTTTTGGTTCTTTTTGTGCTTTCATCAATTTACCGGTCAGATCTGCAACATTCCAACGCGTCATCACAACAATTATTCTGCCTCCAGGTTGAAGCCTTTGCCGCGGTCCAGAAGTATACCACTCATACACTCGATCGTAACTGGCCATGTTCATTGCGTCCTGCTCAGAGTGTGGGTCGTCAATAATCAATAAGTCCGCACCACGGCCCGTGATACTTCCGCCAACACCCGCTGCATAATATTCACCACCCTGATCCGTTTCCCACTTACCAGCAGCTTTAGAATCTTCTCGTAGTCTTGTATTAAATATTTTTTTAAACTCATCCTGCTCCATTAACGTTTTTGCTTTACGACCAAATCGCACAGCAAGTTCTGCGTTGTTTGTTGCTTGGATTATTTTTAGATCAGGTTTGTTACCGATCATCCATGCAGGTAAATAGTTTGATGCAAACTCAGATTTTGTGTGTCGTGGTGCCATGTTGATAATGAGTCGCTTGAGCTCGCCTCGCGCAACGCGGTTAAATTTCTCTGCCATTATCTTATGGTGTTCACCCTCAATAAAATCTGGCCACATGTGTTTTACAAAAGCAAGAAAGTCATCTTTGATTGCTTGTTCTTTTTTCTTTTCATCAAGCAGTAACATGGTACGCAAATATTCTTTGCGTGTATCTTCTGGTAAGTTTTTTAATTGATCTGGTGTTAGCATTCGAAAAAATTTTATAAAAAATTTTGCACCTTTACTTTTAAGAGTGAAAATGATTTTAAACCATATCTATGTGTAGATCAAGCTTATAGTACAAACGCAGGGACCCCTTTTTATATAAATCCGGGGTAGGGGGGTGGGGTCGCAAGTCTCCTGGCAAACGCGCAAGGGTCCCCTCTCGCTTCGCTTCTTTGCTGCGAGCGCGCAAGTGTCCCGCAGTTTAGAATGATTCTAATGTGCAAAGATAGTTATATAAAAGCTTGACAGTATTTGACGAATACTACAAACTCATGGGATAATAATAGAAAGGATATAATATGACAGAACAATTAATATCGCATCATAAGATTGTGCAAGACGCAGAGATCATGACACTTGGAGAGTTTATTCAAGAGCATGGACAACAATACCTTGACTACTACGAACAAGTACAAGCAAATAGTATGAGGTGGTGTGATGAGAAGAAGAACTAGATATATAACTAAAGAGGGCTGGTTAGCCCTCTTTGTGATCTGTGCCTTTGTGTACTTTCCTGTTAGAACTATTGCAAGTGTGTGGTTTGGGATATGAGTAGAACAACAGCAAGATACTGTGTGACTTGTGGTAAGAAGTATTATCCCAAGTCATATTATTCGTACCCTGATTTTTCGTGGGGTACGAGTGACGAGGATAAGCTAGAGTATGCAAGGTTTCATTCACTTGGGTGCCAAAGAGTGTGGCTTAATAATAATAAAGAAGCCTTTGCGAATTTAGTAGACAACATATCACAAAGTGTGATACAAGACGATAGCAACATAGAGAAAGGATAATAATATGGAAGCTAACAAACCGATAAGACTAAACCAACAGAAACGACTGCTACTCAAAAAAGAGTGGTCTAATACTGTATGGAATAAAACACCAATGGAAGTTGAGGACAATCTAAAACTTGCCATTGAAAATTATAGAACAATAAAACAACAAACATGGGATAATGTAATTACACCAATAATGGAT